GAAGGAGGCAAACTATAATAGCACAAAACTTCATACCTAAAGGAAAGCAAACTACGTTTCAAATTGGCAACGAAACTATCGTTATTGGAGTAGGTAAACTGTTTATCTATGCTACAGTGAAAACAATTAAACAGGTTTACAGAACACCACTTAACGAAAAGTTACTCTTACAGTATCATACTATAAGAGATGGAAATAACACTGAGGAGGCTTACTTACTCTTCGGTGAAATACGTTCAAAGCATATCAAACAAAAAATCAGAAAAGGAGGAAAGTAAAGGCTATGCCAGACATTAAATCAAGTTTACAGAAAGACTTGCAAGACATTGAGAAGTTTGAAGAAGGTTTTGCAACAACCATTAACACAGCCATTGACGAGGTAACTAAAGTGAGGGCTACATTTGAGAACTCAACTACAAGCGAAAGACGTTCCGTAAATGCACACGTAAACCGTAGAACAAAATACATACGTGATTTACTCGGAAGAACAATTCGTGATTTGAAGAAAAGTCTTGACAATGCAGAAGAAGTAGAAGAAGAAGAAATTGTTGTCGTAACTGACAAGAAAGCAGGTAAGAAATAATGGTTACAGAAAAACAACCTAAACAGACTGCAGAAGTTGAACCAAGAGAAGAGTTTTTCCTGTTCCTTGAAGTAGAGGTTCGTGAAGTAACGGTAACTGAAAACGGCAAGGAAAAGAAGTTTAACGCTTACAAAGCATACGAAAGTAACGGCAGAAAAGTTGACCTTAAGTTCCGAAAAGAGGCTGACAATATACCAAAGGAAAATTGTTTCATTAAAGTGAGTGCTGACGATATGAACAAAAACACTAACAAAAAATATCCTGAAATATGGGTTAAAAATGTTAAGGAAATCATACCACTCACAGCAAGAAGACATACCGAAGAGGAATACAAGGAACTCGGAGATATGTTCTCGTCAAAACTGCCGTTTTAATCGGGAGTTCAATGCTATAGAGAGGGTGGTTCCTTAAAGCCACCCTCTTTTTTACGGAAAGGCGGTGATAGTATTGGGCGTTTGAAAGGTGTCCCCAACCTCCATTTAACAAAGGCGGGAAACTTCACAAATAAGTATGGTGTTAGAATTAGTGCAGAAGAAAAGAAATATATCAATGCTCTAATACGGTCCGTAAACAGAAAATCTAAACAAATTGAAAAACTGTTAGAACCTCACACACCGCCATCTTATTTGAAGAAGAAATCTAAGTCGACTTTAACTCCGACGCACTACTCACCTTTGCAGACAACACAGATGTTTACTTCAAGAACAAAAATGTACAAGAAATTAGATACCTTAGAAACTCAACGTAGACAACTATTAGGAAAGAATACACAGTTACCTACAGCAAAGAAGTTAAACTTAAATAAGACGATAACTAAACTATCACAAAAACCAGCGAAGTTAAGAATACCAAAATTATCACTTAAAGGATATATTAAAACGCACTTTACACAATATTCCTTAGAGAAATCAAAAATTTATCGAGAAAACATGATTACAAGTATTTACAAAGTTGACGCTATAACTAACAAAGAAGAACTTAAAGGTTTGATACGTGGTTTAACTGAAGAAGAGTTCATCTTATTTATGACAGAAAACCCAACCTTAAATATTCAATATATCTATCACGACCCTGCAAACACTAAAGGTAGACATCTTGCCAACATTATAAGAAGTTACATAGGTCGTAAGGTATAACAATGATTAAATCAAAGTATGTGGCAGACTTTGAAACAACAGGGGAAGAGCAATATAAGAAGGACGGAAAAACAAGGGTGTGGGCTGTTGCAGTAACTGACATTGGCACAGAGAAAACTATATTGATAGAAAATGACATAATACCTTTTATGAATTGGTTGTCTAAAGATAATCATAATCACACAAATAAAGAGGTATTTTTTCATAACCTAAAGTTTGATGGTAGTTTTATAGTAGAGTTTCTATTAAGAAGTGGTTTTAAGCACTCAACTGAAAGAAAACTTTATGCAAAAGAGTTTACTACACTTATTACTGACACAGGAACTTGGTATGAAATAAAGATATGTTTTCATAGATTTAAGACAAGAGCATTGGAAGTTAAAATACATGACAGTTACAAGAACTTACCGTTTACAGTAGAAAAGATAGCAAAAGCATTTGATGTAGGAACTGTTAAAGGGTCTTGCAAGCATGATTTATATAGACCAGAAGGATATCAATTAACTGAAGAAGATAAAGAATATGTTATTACAGATACTTTAATTGTGGCAAGAGCCTTAAAAGTGCAGATGAAAAAAGGTTTAACTAAAATGACGATTGGTAGTAACGCTATGCACTTCTATAAATCTTTCTTTGAGAGTAGAGAGGAATATAACTATTTCTTTCCTGTATTAGACAATGTTATAGATAGCGATTTAAGACACGCTTACAGAGGTGGTATGACTTATCTTGCACCACGTTATGAAGGTAAGACCTTACATACCGTACATAGTTTTGACGCAAATAGTATGTATCCAGCACAAATGAGAAAAGAACCTATGCCATATGGTGTTCCTGTATATTATGAAGGTCATTACAAGCATGACGAAACATACCCTTTATATATGGAAGTTATAGAGATAGATTGTACATTAAAAAAGGACCATATACCAACAATACAACCAAGAAACGCTTTTAGGTGGGCTACTACAGAGTTTTTAACCGATACAGAAGGCGACCCTATAGAGTTAGTTGTAACATCTGTAGATTATGACCTTATAATTGAACATTATGATATACACTTTATAAGACACTTAGAAGGATTTAAGTTTATGGCAACATTAGGACTTTTCAATGGTTATATTGATTATTGGTATAACATCAAGAAAACTAATAAAGGACCTCTGCGTGAACTTGCAAAGTTAATGTTAAATAATTTGTATGGTAAGTTTGGTACCAACCCAAAGAAGATACGTAAGATACCTAAACTATCTAAAGGTGAAGTTAAATACATTAACTTAGACCCTGTCTTTGAAAACTCAGTTTACATACCGATTGCCTGTTTCATTACCGCCTACGGTAGAAAGCAACTTATAACAACAGGACAACGCTTTTATAAACATCTTGTATATGTTGATACAGACAGCCTAAAATTGGAAGGTATTGAACTACAAGATATTATAGACAACTTAGATACAGATGATGTAAGGCTTGGTGCTTGGAAATACGAAGGGACCTTTAAGGACTTCAAAGCATTAAGACCTAAGACATATATTACAGTTGATGAAGAAGGCGAACTTGAAGTTAAGTGTGCAGGTCTACCAAAAGAGGCACGTAAAGAGATTTCATTTGAGAACTTTGAATATGGTTTTACTACCCACACAAAGTTACAAGTTCAAAGGGTAGTTGGCGGAACGGTCCTCAAAAAGACAGACTTTGAAATCAAAAGGACTTGACAAATACAAGTAAATATGCTATAATAGATATATAGAAAGGAGTATAGCGTTATGGAAAGTATCTTAAATCAAATAAGAAACCTCATTGAAACATATGGGTTTCAAATGACATTACTCATTACACTTGTGATAGCGTTGACAAACTTCACTAAGAAACCAATTATGAACTATGCTATAAAGTTTGCAGAAAAGAGTGGTTATGATAAATCTCTTGTAACCAAATATGTCGTTTTTATACCGTTGTTTTATGTATTCATCTTGCTTGTGCTTTTAGAACTTATAACAAAAGGACCTTCAGGTATGCTGTGGGACGAAATTATGTCAAATACACCGATATATACTGCCGTATCCATTTCTACCTATGAGGTAGGTAAGAAGTTTCTTCAATCATATGCCTCAAAAAAGAATGTGGTTCAAAATGAAATTGACCTTGATAGTTATATCAGTTTGGAAACCTACGAGGAAGTAGTTACTGACTTAACTAATAAAGCAGGACTTGCAGAAGATGCACTTAAAGTAGTAACTAAGGAAAGAGATACAATGAAGAAACTAATTGAAGGTTTAGGAAAACCTAAGGAGGAAGAAAATGCCTAAAGATTTAACGTTTCAAGAGTTAGAATTAAAATATAAAGAAGATACAGAAAAACTAATTGCCGAAAATACCGCTATGAAGGACACTAATGATAAACTTTTAATTGAAAACAAAAAGTTAAGTACAGTTAATCAGGCTTATTACAGCAAACTAATTGCACAAACTGTATCTACAGAAACTAAAGAAAATGAAGATACTAAAGAGTTCAAAACGCCAGAAGAATTAGTCGAACAAATGGCAAATAAAAAAGGAGCGTAAAAACCATGCCAACATTAGACATTAGAACAAACTACGAGATTATGGGTTCCTTCTTGCAAGCAGATACGGGTAGTTTCTACGAAGACAACATACCTGAACTTACAAGAACCAACATCTCAGAAGTAGGAAATGCAATCCTCAATTATCAAGCAGCGAAAGAAGCATTTTACGATATGCTTATCAACAAGATTACTCTTCAACTTTTCAATCGTTTCTTAGGTAACAACAAGTTCAAACAACTTAAGGGCATGATGGTAAATGGAGATATCGAAGATACATATATCGACTATGCACAAGGAAGAAACTTTGACCCTGACAATGAAAACCCATTTGAAGTTACGAAGTCTACAATTAAAACACTTTATCACAAACGTGATAGAGAGTTAACCTACACCGTTACAGTTAGTGATTTTCAAATTCGTAGAGCGTTCTTAAGTGAAGGTGGACTATCGAGTTTTATTGCTCAATGTGTTGACAGTTTATATCAAAGTGCAGAACTTGACGAATACACAATGGTAAAAGAAATGATTAAATACAACTATGGACACGCAGGTAAAGTAGTCGCTTTAGAAGGTAGTTCACATGAAGAAGTTGTTCGCAACTTACTATATGAACTAAAGAAAGCAGGTAAGGACCTTACCTATGCAAGTAGAGAACATAACGAAATGGAAGTAATGAACTCTACACCTAAAGACAATCAAGTAATTGTTCTTCACAAAGACTATGCACTCGACATTGACACAGGTATTTTAGCAAACGCTTATAACATGGACAAGTTGCGTTTTGACAGCCAAGTTATTGAAATAGACAACTTTAACGAAGATACCGACCACATAGTTGCAGTTATCTTAGACCAAAGAGGTTTCAGATTACATGACGTTGTAAGAACAGTTGAAGGTATCCGTAACCCAGCGAACTTATCTACGACTTATTGGTTCCACCTTTGGCAAATTGTTTCATACGCATATTTCATGAACGCAATTTACTTCGTTGAACCTGTAATTGTAGAAGAGGACGAAGATATGCCACAATCTATTACCTTAACATTGAGTTCAACAGGAGTTTTAACGACACCTACAGTTAATGAATTAGCACTTCTAAAACAAATATATGACTTAGGACTTCATGCCGTTACACATAGTTATGACTTAGTAACCGTAAAGAAAGACACAGTTGCAATTACAGGTTTAGATGGTGTTGCTATGACTTATCTAAATGCAGAATTTACAGCGGGTTCAGGTAAATTGTCCTTGAAAGAAACAGCCTTAGTTTTGAACACAGTTACAGATGAGGCAGAACACACCTTTGAGTTCATTTTTAGCAAATCCTAAGAGGTGATTTAATTGACTGAGTTCTATCTATTGAATGATGTCAATTTCCCGAGCGATTATACGGACGTTGTAGACTTCGAAAATATAGGTCAACAACGTTCGTATTTCCTTTCGAGGATAGTAACGGGTTTTGACACATCAACACAATACATAAGAGGACCTAAAAGTACGTTACGAGTAAACATATCAAAAATAATCATAGAAAAATACGGTTATTTTACTTTCAAAAACGTTGAACCTAACGAAACTTTTAAGGAATATTATGCTTTTATTACAAACACTACCTATGTTGACCCTGTAACTACACAAATTGATTATGACGTAGATGTTTATCAAACATATATGTTTGACTTTCAAATTAAAGATACCTTTATTGACAGACAACACGAAGATAGATTTTATAAGCAAAATGACAAATTGTTTCCTATATTTAATTTACAAACAGAAAACATATCAACAGGAGAAGAACTTATTGTTAAAAACAAAGAAAAAATATATGACGAAAATTTTGAAGGAAAATTATACAATGTGGTTTGGGCTTGTGTAATAGCAGGTTCGCCACTTGAAGGTGAAGCAGTTTATGGCGACCAATCTACGTTAATAATAAGAGATATAGGGTTACCTTATTATGTTTACTTTATACCTATTATACTTTCTGGTCTTTATGATATAAGACCTACTTGTTTAGACTATAACAATGCCGAAGTTAATTTATTTCATTTTGGAACAAATGATAGAGGACAAATTGCACACTTATTAAAAGATGAAAGAGTTTTATCTATAAGATACGTTCCATATGCTTTCTTTGATTACTTTGTTAGCGACCCTGTTATTAACCCACTTCCATCACAGAATAAATTGCGCTTTTCTTTGAATACAACAGGACACTCGTGTTCTCTTATAAAAAGAACTTATTTATTAGACGGACTTTTTGAAAGACATTATTATCTTTTTAACAGCAATTATATTGGCACATTTAAGACAGATGTTTCAAGTGTAAAGTTTCTATACAATGAAGTTCTTTCTAAAGACTTGCAACCAAACATTGAATTAGAAATAAAATTAAAACAAAGACCTTACAGAAGTTATACCGTAACTAATTATCAAATTGAACCCCTGACCTTTGGAGAAGAAAATATTGGTAGAGATAAAAAGATTTTGAAATTTATACAAAGCGTTGATTTTAATGCAAAACAAAAGATATATCTTGATGACTATTTAGGAGATAACGGAAAATTATATTGTGCTGTTGATACAAAAATACAAGAAATACCTCTTATGACAGACCCTTATCTAAGATATATTGAAAACAACAGAGCGTCTGCTACAACGGGTCTTGCAATTAACAAGGGTATGGCTATCGCAGGTGCAGGATTAGGTTTGTTAGGTATGTTAACTCCACTACCTACGGCATATCTTGGTTTAGGAATGGGCATTTCAGGTGCTATGGCTGTAAAGAATGAACTATTAAATCAAAGTAACTTAAAACAAGCACCTGATACAATGAGAGATAGTGGAAATAATTTAGTTTTTGACCTTACTGATGATAACTTAATTTTAGAAGTTGTTACACGTGAAATTAAAGATGAATATAAACAAATACTTTTCAACTATCTTATGCGGTTTGGTTATAAGTCCAACAAGTTTGGTGTTCCAAATCTTAGAAGTAGATACTATTATAACTTCATTAAAACTATTACCGTACAGATAGAGTGTAACTTACCTCAAACTATTAAAGACAGGATAAGAAATATTTACATTAACGGAACACGACTTTGGCATTATAGAGTTGACAATATAAACCCTGCCATGTTTGACTACTCAAAAGAAAACCTCGAGGTTAGTTTAATTTAAGGCTAACTCGATAGATAGGCGGTGAAATAAGTGAGTACAAACCCTTCAAGAAAGAACCTCATCAAAGCAGAGAACCTAACAAAACTTTTACAAATGAATTGGACGAATAAGGCTTGTTCTATATTTCAATGGAAGATACACGTTGAAGAGAAACTTATAGAAGATAACGACTTTATTTCGGACCAAATCGAACGCTTATTATTCGAAGATGGGCATTGTGTTATATTCAGAGATGATGATGGCGTATTAAAGGTTTATAGGTGGGCTATGACAAAAGGACTTAATGGCTATGGTCAACCTGTTGCTTGGTATGTGTTCGGTATGAACGGACAAGACCGTTTTGAAAGAAATATTGAAAATAGCGTTCTAATATGGAACGATAAATACCGTTACCCAACTAAAGGTTATGTAGACTTTATTATTGCAAACAAACTTGTAAACATTGAAATGACTATTGACCAACATCTAAATGCTATGAAAGTTCCTTATATTTTTAGTGGCGAAAAGAGTGAGTTATTGACCTTCAAAAACTTTTACAAGAAAATAACAGAGGCAGAGCCTGTAATTTATGTTAATAAATCAATTACAGAGGCTGGAAACTTTGAAGTTCACAACCCTCAAGTTGTGTATATTGCAGACAAATTACAACAACTTTATAATGACTATGAAGGACGTATTTTAAGTCATCTCGGTTTACAGTACGTGGGAATAGAGAAAAAAGAACGTCTTATTACAACTGAAGTAAATGCTAACAATGACAATTCTGATAGCACTTTTGTGTCAAGATTAACTGAAAGAAAAAGAGCCACTAAACTAATGAAAAAAGTATTGAATATAGATGTTGAAGTAAAACTTAACGAAAACTACCTACCAACAAAAGAAGAAATAGAGGCTTTGAAACCAGATAAGAAAGAAGGTGAAAAAGATGTCAAGTGAGTATACTAAATCAATACAAGAATATGTTGAGGAAGAAGTTGACATCTTTAGTGGACTTGATTTCACTGCTTATGATGGCACGCCTGAAACAGTAATTAAGTTGAAGGAAATGTTTATAAGACACTTTTACTTTTACGAGATAGGTTCTGAAACGCTTTCAATATTCAAATATCGTTTGTTTGAAAAATGGTTGTTAGTCATTGATTATTACAACAAATTGTGGAAGGCAAATGAACAAGAAGTTGTAGTATTATCTTCTTTCACTATAAATAATGACACCTTAACTAAATTAAAAGACTTACCTATTTCATCTTATGACGAAACAGATTTTGCTACTGCACTACAAACTGTAACTAATACTTCTACAGGTAAAAACAGCCCAGACATTGACTTGATTACATCATACATAAAACAAGTTAAAAATATCAACATGAAGTTTCTTGGTGAGTTTGACAACTTGTTTATGCAAATCTTTTAGAAAGGAAGATAATTATGGCAAATTATGATATGAACCCTATCTTGAAACTTATTTATGATAAGTATTTCAATGATACGGAAAATACTCCTATGACAATGCTTAAAATGTTTAGCCTCTTTTCACAAGAAGTTCTTGACTTTGTCTATGCTAATGCTGTAGAGGGCGTTGAAGGTCCTATTGGACCCGAAGGACCTATCGGACCTGAAGGACCTGAAGGACCAGAAGGACCTATCGGACCTGAAGGACCTATCGGAGCACAAGGAATACAAGGTATCGAAGGACCTCAAGGTGAACAAGGTGTACAAGGAATACAAGGCGAAATAGGACCTCAAGGACCTATAGGTGAAGATGGTTTACAAGGCGAGATAGGTCCCGAAGGACCCGAAGGACCTCAAGGTGTAGAAGGACCAGAAGGACCACAAGGTATTGCAGGTGCAGGTGCAGAACCTGTTATGGAACAACTTATTAACTGTTCTTCAACGATTATTTCAAAGTTCGGTCCTGAAGGACAAAACAGAGGTATATTTATTGCAACAAAGAACAGCGACAATGACTTATCTGTAGTTATGTATTCTACCTTAGATGGAACAGGAAATCAAGTTGACTATAAGACAGGTCCTTATGCAATAGGTATGTTCGACCCTACGGCTACGAAGTTTGCACTTTTTAGAGATAACGTAGTTCATTGGTTTACAAACGTTCAAAGTGTTCGTGTGAGCAATGCAAATGTTGTGTTCTTTGATGATGTTGGAAGTGGTATTGGACCTCAAGGACCTCAAGGAATACAAGGACCTCAAGGTATCTTAGGACCTCAAGGACCGCAAGGAATACAAGGAATAGAAGGACCTATAGGTCCTGCCTATGAAACCGTTACATATCTTGGACAACGGTCTACAAGTGGTAATCTTTCTGTTTCACTTGCAAATTACCGTAAAATACACATTATATATCGAATAAATGATGGCGATGGAAACTTTGACGAATATCATACAGCAGTTACTTTGTTATATCGACTTGGTGTATACTTCAGTTATGAAAAAGTAAATCTACCTATTGTAACAAGTACTCACGTATGCACCGTTACCGTTGTTGGAAATAGTGTTATATCATTTGTTTTTTCACAAGGAATATACTCCGCAGATGTATCTGTCTACGGGTTGAATTAAGGAGGACATATTATGAACTATTATGTTGAAATGAACGAACAAGGTAAACCAATTGCAATTCATAGCAGAAAACCTGACGAGATACCTACAGTTGAAATCACCGAAAATCAACTTGAATACTTCAAAGGACAAATGAAACCGTAAACTATGCAAAATACAATGTGGTATGACGTTAACCGAATATTGTCTTACAAAGCGTTGATAAATGTAGTTATTGGAATACGTGGCGGTGGAAAAACGTATGGTACTAAGAAACGATTTATCATTGATTTCAAAGAAAAAGGTTGGCAGTTCGTTTGGTTGCGTAGATATGGAACCGAATTAGACGAAACATTAAAAACTTTTTTCAATGCAATTAGACGTGATGAGGACTTGCGACTAAAATATGGTGATTTACAATATTATACAATAGGAAATAAAATATACATAGATGATGAACTTGCAGGATACTTTGTAGCCTTGACCACAGCGTCAAGATACAAGTCGAGTGATTTCCCAGATGTAAGAAACCTTGCTTTTGATGAGTTTATACCTGATGAGGGAAGCAGATTGAGTTACCTTAAAAATGAGGTTACAATGCTATATAACTTAATAGAAACTATACAACGTCAAAGAGATAATATGAGAGTAATAATGATAGCAAATGCAATATCGTTTGCAACTCCATATTTCATAGCGTGGAAAGTTAAACCTTTCAAGCAAGAGTTTCTATACTTAAGTAAACTTAGTGTAGTTATACAAATGTATTATAATCAAGACTTCAAAGAACTAAAAGAAACTACAAGGTTTGGTAAACTTACAGCAGGAACTGAATATGCTGAATATGCTATTAACAATAAGTTTAGTGATGTTAGTGATGTATTTATCGAAAAGAAATCTAATAAAAGTGTTTACCGTTGTACAGTTAAATATGAGGGTGCAGAGTTTGGGTTTTGGCTTGATTATGAACTTGGATTACTATTTGCTACAACGCTTATAGATAAGAACGCACCTCATCAATACACATTATCACAGAAAGACCACGACATTAACTACTATTTAATCAGTAACGTTAAAGGAACTTACATGAGTGAGATAATTGAGGCTTATAAATTAGGAATACTTCGATTTGAAAGTGTAATGACAAAGGCTCAGGTAATTGAAATATTAACTCTATTCATAAAGTAAGTTTAATCTTCATACCAAAAGGAC